GAATGCTTCGTCATTCTCCATTTCTGCCGTGTTCATATATTACCCCGTAAACTCACCCGAATTGCGTGGCGGGTGGAACCACATTGGTTTGCGGCTGTAATGCAGCCCCAATCTTTTCAGCCGACTCGATGGCCGACTTGCGCTGATCAATGTCGATGTTCGACAAGGTTTCAGCGGTCTTGGCGCGGGTTTCTTCCGTGCGTGCCAAGCTATATTGCGTATCGGCCTGGGCCTTCAGGCTTAAAGCTTCTGCCTTCTGTGCTTCTGCCATCAGATACATGGCTTGCGGGTCAGGCTGCTGTCCTTGCGCCATCATCGCTTCCATCATCTGCTGCTGTTCTTCCTCGGTCGGCTTCACAACGCCAAGCTGGACAAGCTTCGAACGGAAAAAGTCCTTAATGTCGCTAATGCCTTCGCCGTCCATGTTCATGATCGCCATCGACTGCAAAATCATCTGCGTTTCAGGATCACTTGTTACCTGCATCATGCCAGTCAGTGAGCGGACAGTGGCTTCGCGGCGGCTGGTGAACGACGGGCCAACATCGACCGCCACGTCAAAGGTCGCTTTGCTTAGGTCGTTTTCATAATCCAGTTCGCCGGATTCCTGGTCGATGATCGGCTTCATCAATTCAATTGAGCCGACCTGATCCATCTGATCAATCGACTTCATCTTGCGACCTTCTTCGACGTAAATGTCTTTAGCCATCGACAGCCATATCTCACCGCAGCGACGCATAGCCTTCGCCATGTTGGTCATGTAGATGAATGACTGCATGTCCAGGCGGGTCTGGATCATCTCAACGGCTTTACCGCTGATGTTGCTGACCATCTTGTCGGCTTGCTGGTTGTTGCCCAGAATCTCAGCCATATCCTGCTCAGTCAATTGGAGTAGTGCAGCCATCGCCGGGGGAATGTCGGAGGACTTGGTATAAGCAACAGGGCCAGCGGCTTGCATCTCGCCATTGGCGCCAGTGATCGGGTTGACCAGCAAATAAGGATAGTTGCGGATGTTATCCTCTGCCCACATCGCCTGATGACCGACAACCTGTTCAGGAACGAGGATCGGCTTTTCAATGGATGAAAGCGCACTGATCTCGCCCAGCTTTGAAAGCTGCATATTCTTCAGGCGCTGCGGATCTTTTGCTAGGCGGACGTGGCCCATGCAACGCTCGACGTTATCGACGAACCAACGCTTGCCGTAATAGGGAACAATCGGAATGTTCTTGCCAGCGATGTAGCCCATATCGTCAAGGATACCGCCACCGCTCATGATGTATTTGTGAACCTTGCGGCGTTTCACCCGCTTCTGGCGAACCTCGACCGTGCCGACAGCCAGGAGCGTTTCCTCCAGTGTGTCATCTGCGTCAAAGTCTGCTTGGGTGTAGCGTTCTTCCTCGCCGTCGATGGTCTGGAAGATGCGGATTGTTTCGCGCACTTCCTCGACGCGGTAATATTCCGCAACATACACAACGTCCGGCGTATCCCAGTCAAATTCGATCTGCTGGATTAGCTTGGGCCATGTTGCCGGATCATCCTGCCATTCAGCGATGTAGGCTTCGCGGGTCATTGAATACAGAACGAAACAGTATTTCGCGTCGGACTTGTCCTGGCGCTTTGCGTCTAGATCAAAGAAGACCGAGGAATCAGCGTCATAAATCGGCTCGAACCGAATGCGCTGCTTTTCGTTCTCATCGTCTTCATCGTCTTCATAGACTGTGCGAAGCCGCCAAGCACCGAAGCCACCGCCAACACCTTCCTCGAAAGCATTGTCGAACGCTTCATCTGCAACGCTGTCCTGTTCGTCAGCGCGATACAATCCGTTGCAAGTCTCAGCGAGTTTGTCGTTGTTGCTGCCGTCCTTGGATACGAAGTCGACGGAAATGCGGTTGTTGCGATATTCGTTTATGATTCTGATAACGCTTAGGTGAACCTTGTTGACCTCAAAGCGTGGCTTGTTCTCGAATTGCTCACCGATGGGGCCTTCCCATTGTGCGCCAGCGAGGGAATAGAAACGGCGGTCTTGGAGGCACTGTAGGCGTTCATCACGCATGGCGGTCTGGCAGCGGTCAAACTCATTCAACGCACTTTCGTGTACGTTGCCAAGCCGCTGTTCTCTAGTCAATCGCGCCATTTACCACCTGTTCACCGTTGCCAGAGGCTGAAAGTCGATTGGCGTTTTGGGCGCTGCACGACGGCTAGCCTCAAGGCTATACCTTAAAGCATCAATAACATGATTGTCTTTGTCGGACAAGACCGGCAGCACTTGCCCTGTCAAGGGGTCTGTTTTGTAGCTGTAGCAGGTCAATTCATCAATCGTATGGGTGCAGCGAGGGTGAACCACAATGTCGTGCGACTTAAGCCATTCCACGCCTTCCTCGACCGACTTGGGGCCTTTGACTGCCGACATAATCTTCGGGAAGCCATTCTTCTTCATGTGGCTGATTGTCTCAGGCCGTGCGCTATCAGCGATGATCGGCCACTTTTCGGATTCTGGAACCGTCAGGAATAGCGAAGGCGTGTCCATAATCTCACAGCCGACCTGATAGGCTTCGTAATCGACATAGATCGTTCTGCCGACAACGTGGCAGCGGATGAGGACTGTCGGGTCAGATGCGAAGCCCCAGTCAGCGCCCAGGCGGTGCGTTGCGTCTTCAGGCGCCTCAAATTCCTCAACCTTCCAATTGCGGAAGACGCGGCTTTCGCTGTTAGATACATAACCGCCGAGCCAGACGTGTTTGTATTTGTCTGGGTCGCGGCCTCGGTCATATTCCATTTCAGCGCGGAGAACGTCAGGGAACCAAGGATTGTCTTTATAGTTTACCTCTTGGACGATTGCGTCAGGCGGTGGGTTCGCGCCGCGAAGCAAAAGGTCAATCGGGTCGGTGTCTTTGCTGGGGTTCCATGTGAACCACAATTCCGATTCAGGCTTACGGATTGTTGGGCGAAGCAGATCGAGCGACCGTTGCGATAGGCTCTGCGCTTCCTCCACCCATGCACAGTCATAGCCTTCGAGCGACTTAATGGAATCGCTGGTGTGGTTCTGCATCCCTTGGAAGATGATCAGTCCATCACCGTGGCGTGATTTTATCTGAAATTCCTGCACCTCGAAATAATCTTCAACGCCAAGTTGCTCGATCTTCAATTCCAGCAGGCGCTTAACTGATTGGCTTAGGGACTTCTGGATCTCACGGACGCAGACGGTGCGGCGCTTCGGGTCCATCACATGGGCTTCGATCACGCATTCAGCGAAGGCATGGGATTTGCCAGAGCCGCGGCCACCATGTGCGCCTTTATAGCGTGATGGCCTGAGGAATGGCTTGAACCAGCGAGGTGTTTTAATCGTTAGCGTCTTTGCCATCAATCACCTCACGCTGGATGCGCTGGATCAGACTGCCGTTGATGCTGACCTTTGACGGCTCGTTATATCCATGCATTGCGTTAAGCTCTTTGACTGCTGCAACCTTTACCGATCCAGAGCCTTCGCGATACGCTTGCACCAGTGCTTTGACAGACATTTCACGCGACCAAAGCTGCTTTTCCTGCACCTCTGAACGAAGCTCTTTAATTCTATCCGTCACCTTACCGTTTTTCATCAACTCTGATGCGCGGGCATAAATGACGTTATCCTTCATCCCTTCGGCGTCATAGGCAGCGCGGTAAGCGTCGGCTTGTCCTAACCCATCAGCGATGCCCTGGCAGAACGCTTCCTGCTTTGCGGTGAGGTTAACGTGAGGCATCGAACGCCTCTCCTGTCTCTGCGTGAATGGCTTTCTGGCCTGTGAAGTCCTGCCAACGCTTGATGATTACGTCGCAGTATTTTGGATCAAGCTCCATCATACGACAATTGCGGCCTGTCTTTTCACAAGCAATCAGTGTGGATCCAGAACCTCCGAATAAATCTGTGACTGTATCTCCGCCCTTGCTGCTATTGGAAAGCGCCCTTTCAATTAGAGCGACTGGCTTTGGTGTGGTGTGTCCTTCTACGCGCTCCTTGTCAAAGCGCCACACGCTGACCTGTTTGCGATCACCATAGAATGAATGCGTTCCCCCCTTCATCCATCCATAAAGGCACGGCTCGTGCTGGCTTTGATAATCTGTGCGGGAAAGCGTCAAACTATTTTTCGCCCAAATCACCATGCTTGAGAAATGAAAGAACTCTCGGAACACGCTATGAAAAATGTCGGCGCACTTGTCGCTATGGAAAACGTAGATTGATGCCCCTGACTTGGATGTTGCCAAGTAGCTGGAAAATGCCCCTCGCAGCAATCCATCCAGACCAGATCGATCATCGTTGTTAATACCTTTGTAATCCACTCCATACGGCGGATCGGTAAACACCATGTCAGCCTTTGCGCCATCCATCAGCTTATCGACTGCATCAATGCTGGTGCTGTCTCCGCACATCAGCCTGTGATTGCCAAGCACCCAAACGTCACCCAGGGCGGTCTTCGGTGTCTCAGGCACTTCGGGGACAGCATCTTCGTCGGTCAAGCCTTCTGTCGGCTCTGGAATCAACAGGCCATCAAGGAACTTATCGTCAAAGCCGAGCAGTCCAAGGTCGAAGTCATCTAGCTTTAAATCCTCAATCTCTGCCTTCAGCATATCCATGTCCCACCCTGCGTTTAGAGCAAGCTGGTTATCAGCTATCACCAGGGCGCGTTGCTGGGCCTTGCTGAGATGATCGAGGACTATTGCGGGGACTGATTCCATTCCAAGCTTACGGGCTGCTAGAAGGCGTCCGTGGCCTGCGATGATGGTGTTATCGTCGTCAATCAGGA